GGTGGTATCGGAGATGTTCTGGCGATGGAGAACGAGAATGCACAGCTTGACCACGTTAAGGAAATCAACGAAGAACTCACAGCGGGTTCTATGTACTTGGCTTCCGCTGGTAGTACTACTACCTCTACCCTCCCAGCCGCAGTTGCCAAACATATAAAAATTGGTGACACACTTACGGTTTGGGATACTTCAGCAAACGACTGGATTAACACTTCTGGTGTAGCAGTTTCGGCTGTTAACACTTCAACAGGTGTTGTCACTCACGCTACTACCTCCGCTGCTGTTGCAGACGGTGATGGTGTTGCAATTTACAGTCGTGCTGGTTTTACATCCATAGATGATATCGTTGCTCAAGACGGAGCATCAATGGGTGGAGTTTATGACTCCAATGCTAACTTCGCTGCAAACGGTGGAGTTCGAGCATATGACCTTACTTATGCTGACCGCACATCTGGTGCTTGGAATTCAGCAGCAACAATTAGTGACAACAATGGTACAGGCAGAGACCTTTCTCTGAATCTAATAGATAACTGTATCCAGAGTATTCGTACCAATGGTGGTGAGCCAAAGCTTATCGTTCTTGGTCACGATCAGTACTTCGCACTTGAGAGACTTTTGAACTCTCAGCAGAGGTACATGGGGCAAGAAGAGTATCAGGTTGGTGTTGGTTCGGAACGAACATTCCCCGGCACTCGAACTGGTTTAGTTCTTGCTACTTATCAGGGTATTCCAATTCTGCCAGATGCCGATACTGCTAAGTCAGTTTCGACAGCTGATGCGGTTCTTGGGTCAAACGTCTATGTTCTTGACACAGACTACCTTGAAATTGCAGTTGCACAGCCTACTCAGTATGTAGAAAACCGTGACTACTTCGCAGCTAATGCGTTGGTAGTTCGTGGTCTACTCTATACGATGGGTGAGATGCGTTGCAAGAACTTCTTTGTACAGGCTAAGGTAACTGACCTTAATACCTAAAAGAAATAATGGTTGGGGGTGGTTATTATAATTACCCCCAACTTCTAAATGAATGTACTGTAATGTAATGGTGAATAATGAGAAATGTATATGCTGCTGGCGTGTTGCAAAGTCTGGATGTCCAGACTAAAAGAATGGTCGGGGAAGTGATGAATCTGATGGAAGCTTCATTACCCGATGTTCCTGCAACGATTGCTTTGAAAAAATCAATCAAGCAAGCTATGTGGCGTACAAATCGCAATGTTCAAGATGATGTGAATAGCATGTCTTTCCAAAATATGGAGGATAAATAGAATGACAAAACATACGTTTAAACAATCTGATGTAACGGGTGATACTAGGGAAATAGCCCGAACCGCATTAGGATATGACTGGAACTACTTGGCTGACGCTGAGACTTTACTTTTCGGTAGTACCGATGAAACCGCTTTCAGGATGCAGAACATGTCTCCCGGTAGTGGTATTTCTAGTGCTACTGGTGTTGTTTATAAGGCTAATGCAACATATGCAGGTGATATAATCAAGACTGAAATTCTTATAGATGTAACTGGGCTATCACCGGGTGGAGCAGCGGCTGATATTATTGGTGACAATGATGCTGCAAACTGTCATATAGGGCAGATCACAGCAGCTCTAAACGGAACAATCATTGCTGGGGAGATGCGATGCTTCGAGACTCCCACAAGTGGTGGTACGGTAGAGCCTGACATTGATCTATACTCAGCGACAGAAGCTACTGGTACGGAAAATTCTGCCATTAGCGATCTAACTGAAACAGCTTTGCTGAACACCGGAGCGGACTGGACGCTAACTAAGCAACCAATGGCTCTTACGGCACTTCCCGCTGCTTCTGAGTACTTGTATTTAGTTTCTTCTGGTAGTGGAGATACGGGTGCTTATACCGCTGGTATTTTCCTGATCACACTTTGGGGTCACTCAGCGTAATAAATAATTAGGTAGTCACCTCCTAATTTGGAGGTGGCTACTATACAATAGAATATTGGACTAGAGGATAAGGATATTATATAATGACAAATACTCGCAACATTGATTGGGTCGGATGGGAGAGAGACCCTAGTACTCGCACCAGTGTTCACGCATTTACTAAGTACTACCCCTTTAGAGATGCTTCTGTAGCAAATGATGCAGTCACTACTATTTTAAGTGTTGATAGAGGACTACCTTCGGTAAACCTTGTAGCAAATCCTAGGGTAGAACATGCTACTATTAGTGAATTTACAGCTGATGGTTCAGCAATATCTAGAAGCACCGCTCAACAAGATACTGGAGCAGCATCATTATTAGTTAATCCTGATGACTCTGCGGCGGGTGAAGGATTTTATTGGACTACCCCCGGAATGTCAGGTAATGCCCATGATGGTGAAGTATGGTTAACGGCTCAAGCTACCGTAAGAGGAGCTTCGGCTAGTGGTGATGCTGAAATTGCTATTCAAGACTCTGACGGAACTGATCTTATAACAGGTAACTCTGTTAGTTTGAGTACATCTTTTCAGCAACTTCAGGTTAAATACAAGCTTCCTATAACTGGAAGTGCTGCATATAGAGTAATAGTTCGATCAACAACTCAACATGATATTGATTTTTATGTAGATAAAATTCATGTGGAACAAAGGTTTGGGGACAGCAATTATGCTGCTTATGTTGATGGGGCACAAGGATTGAATTATGAATGGGAAGGTACCGCTGACTTATCCCCTTCAAGGCGAAGAGCAGGATTATCAGTAATACGTGGAATCAAACTACGGAATGAATCTAGTACCGCAGGTGATATTATTTATATAGGATTAGATGTGGATGCTTCTGCCACAACAGGAATTCCAGTATTAGGTGGAGATACATTCGAGACTAACTGGCCCATTGATTTTAGATCAAAAGTTACTGTACTAGCAGCCCAAAATACTCCAGCAGCACACGGAGTTATTTGGGGCATACATCAAGGATAAAAAATGGCATCTTCTGAACCTACTGATATAAAACTAGCAATTTATACAGAACGATTAGATCGTTATATAGAAACTCAAGAGGCTTTAAACAAGTCTCTTGTAGAAAGTTATCAAGGTATTCAGACAGACGTTGCAGAGATACAGGACTGGCGAAGTAAAATGTATGGGGTAAAGACAGGTTTAATAGCTGTCGGATTTCTTACATTACATTTAGTTATTATTATTGGAGCCCTTGCGGGAATCAATTGGAACGATAGATAGAGGTAAATATTTATGGTATTAGCAACAGATACAAATAAAAATATGTACCAGTTTGTATCGGAAGATGCTGAGATACTTTCGTTAGAGAAAGCTGCCAAACGTCCATTAGAAACAACAGATATCGCAAAAGCATTGAACGAATATAAAAGATTATTTAAAGCTGGAATTCATTCCCCCGCAGAATTAAGTACCTTAGTTAGAGCTTTTCCAGAGAATCAAGTTTATACTGGAGCTGCTAAAAAGATGGGATTGTTTGAAGATGACTATGAACCTATGGTTGTAGGTGGCCCAGCATCTGTGGAACTAGTTGATAGGGAAGGACATCTTATAACAAACCAAGCTCTTTCAAAAGCTTTTGATTCGTACATGGAAAATTTCCGTACTAGGAACGCAATGGTTTTACATTCTGATGTTCAAGTAGGCTGGGCATTACCAGCGTACATTTCTAAAGCAGGAAACATATATAAATCAGGAGTTGATCCAGCAGGTTTGTTCTTTATTACGGAACTACGTGATGATACCCGCATTGCAAAAAGAGTTATGGAACAGATCAAAGAGGGTAAACTAAAGTCTTATAGTATTGCAGGTAGTGCAACAAAGACTCAAAATATTCAAAAAGGTCTGGAATCATATATGCAAGTCGATGATATGGAACTAGCTGAAGTTACGGTATGCGAAAAGGGAGTCAATCAAGAAGCTGCCTTTGATATTCTTAAGGGAGATAATGGTAAACCTACAGCATCATGTATAGATGGAAGTTGTCTAACGAAAAGTGAACATGCTCATAATTCTATAACATTGTTAACTAAAGATAATGGTAAGGTAGATTTCCTTGCTTCCTTCCTAAACCTTGTGAAAGATCAAGACCCCTTTACAAATACATCTGGAACGAAAGATACTAGTGTAATAGGGCAAAAAGCTTATGAGGCAAGAGAACAACTACATCACAGATTACTAGATGAACAAGGATTTCCAGCCGAATTAGAACCAGAGTGGAATCGATACATACCTGTATCTGAAACTGAAGTAGATGAAGACGGAAACATTTGTCGCCGAAAGCCCCCATGGGTTGTTAATGAAGCAGGGGAAGACTTGGGAACGAGATGGTCTAACGAAGCTCTGTCTCCTCCAAAAGGTAAACCTCATGATAAACCTTATAACCTACAGAAATTTCTTGGCTTTACAGGACAACGTAAAAAGGGATTGATAATAGAAGGACATGATTCTGCTTTCGATACTTTCATTACTAAACAAGGACTCTTGGGAGCAGCGGTTAAAATTGCTGGTTCACCAGCTGGTAGGGCAGCAATAGGAGCTGCTGGGGGTGCTCTTGCAGGAGCTGCCAAAAAGAAATTATTTGATGAGGATAAAGAAAAAGCAGTAAAGAAAGATAAACCTATACAAAAATTTTTACCTTTATTATTAAGAATATTACCAAGTCTTATGGAATCAACTAGAGCATCAAAAGAAACTGTAAAAGAAAAGGTTGATTTAAAGAAAGATATAGATCAAACTGAAACTTCAATACCCGCTATAAATCAGTTTATAGATGAAGTTAGAACTAATAGAGTAGGAGATCAACCCTATGCTGAAGCACCACCAAAATTACTTTCTATGTTAGTTAGATTATTGGGAGAACATAAAGCTGTAGCAGTTAAAAAATCTGACGATTGTAACTGTTCTTAAGGAGTATGGAATGAATAAATGTAAATGTGGAGGAGATTGTAAATGCAAGGGATAATTGCTAGACTTACTGTCATTGCTCCTTTGTTATTAGGAGTAGGTATTGCAATAGTTTTGGACTTGGTAGATGATCTTATGGGAATCATGACTGCGGTCAAAGATGGAAAGATCACATTAGCGGAACAAGAAGCTATTGATACAAGACGATCTACTAGGCGATGGAACGCCATTAGAGTATTGGCAGGTAAAGCTCCTTTCTTTACTGTGGAATAAATGCGTGATTATTGGCGGTGGACTGCCCTGATAACCTATTTGGTAATATGTGTCTATGACTTTGTTCTAGTCCCGCTTTATTATGGCGTTGCTCGAATGGGATTAGATGTAGATGCTTATATGTTAAAC